ATTGTCCCAGTATAGATATTGCGCTGTCTCAATATCAATGAAGAATTTTCCACTGAAATTTCAACGTGTGATAAATCCTCCTCTAATAACGGTACACAGTCTGAAGATAAATAGAAAAGATATTGCGATTTTTCAGCTTTCTTCTTCAACTCTTGGTACAATTTATCAATATCTTCAGCATTAGGAGAAACGCTTTTTGTATAACAAATTTTCCTGCGAGTAAACTCTTTCTCCACGGTGCGGAACACAATCTTGCTTCCATCTGGCGTAATTTCAAAGGTAAATTGCGGCGAGTCATACTCGTTAGCGTTGAATGAAATTGGGACTTCAAACCTAGCCTCGCTCTGCCTCAAGGAAAATCTGAGTATCATGCTGTAGTCAAAGTTTACCACATATATGTTATCTCCGATACAGTGAATCATGTTCTTTACTCCGCGATTATCCATCGCAACAGCCTGAGCAAATATTCCTTCGATACGCTTATTCACGCTTACATTCTGTTTGCTCATCTAACCAACCCCGCTTTCAAAGATTCTATAAGCTCTTTTCTTTCGTCCACTTCCGGAATGTATGACCAAGCAATCCCGTCACAGTCATATCCCGCAGGTACCATTCCACCGCCCCAGCTGACGCTGTAAGCAATATTGCTTCCTTCCATATTCCAAAGTTCGTGGACTTCTTTTTCCAGGGCTTCGGTAAGAAATCCACCATGTTCATACACCCAATCCCGGAACATACTCCAAGTTACCGGCTTCCCTTTATGCTCGGTAATGAACCGAATAGCCATCACCGTACATCCATAGTTCCAACCGCCTTTGAACCAATCCCCAACTGAACAACAAATATCTTGGTCGTTGGTTGGAACATTCCCGAGGTCAAAGGTAGAACAGGAAATCCCGTAGCTTCGGAATATTTCCATATATCGGTCTAACAACACACTTCCTAGCAACTGACTATCGCAACCCGCTAAAAATACCCTGTCGAAGTCCAAATTCCGATTCATAAAATTCTGCCTTATACCTGGAATATTGGCTGAATAAGAGTAGGTATCAAACGTCATATGCTTGATTCCAATTTTTACTAGAGTCTCTGCATAGCGTTTTACATCGTCCTCAGTGTCGTTGACCAAAAACATATATGGTTCAATCCGCGGGACAACTCTAACTCCAGCCTCGTGTAATATCTTCGCTGCCTTCATCCTCCGTTCATACGAGGGCGCTCCAAGCTCCAGCGTCTTGGTCAATTCTTCGTTCGTAGTCAAGATGGTGATATGAACCGCAGCACCAGCTGGATTTTCTACCAACGCCCTTACATATTCATCTTCAGCAACTAGGTCAGATTTAGTGTTGAGCATAACCGGGTAAGCAATTTCCTTGAAGTATTTCAACAGTTCAAGGCTAACTTTGTATTTTCGCTCCAACGGGTGAAAATCTTCAAAGCGAATTCCAAACCTTACTGGAATCTCCATCGCAAAGGCTTTTCGGATACCCGACAACCTATGAGGGTCTTTTCCCCGAAGCGGTAACATCTTGTCAACTTCCCGTTTGTAGTAATCAGGGTTACAATGTCGTAATCCAATCGCTCGGGGGTTGTCGAAAAAGGAGGTATAAAGGGAAGCCCGAAAAACGTCTGCGTAACAGTAAATACACCTGAACGGACAATTAAGACCGTCCCAAACGTCCGCATTAAATGGCATCGGACATGCTGCAGCCCGCAGCGAAATTTCGAGAAAACTGTTGATTTGTTCTGTGTCCAATAACCGTTCCTTCTTTTCCCATTGCTGAGTCAATAGGTTGTATTGATAGTAGTTCTTTTTCCGCCCTTTTTCTTTTATAGGTCCGCCTTTGTGTTTTGCTGGGAAGAAAGGGCGGTTCCCTGGAACAATTCTACTCACTAGTTCTCGGATTTCTTGATACTCCTTAGTGGCGTTAATGGTTCTTCTCTCCCTTCTTTTTCGATTATTTAATACCAAGCAGATTTTTCCTTTTCACCCCTTCCTCACTAGCCTTTCTCTTACAATATCCTTCAATGTATACATTTCTTTCGTTTTTCCCTCGATAATCTTCAAGCCTTCCTCATAATCACCAACGCCATCCCAACAATCTCTGGGATTTCTACCGTGTTGAACCGCAAGTTTGAAGTGGTGAACGTTAAATGTACAAGGATTTTTTACATCTATTCCACAGCAAGTGTTGCTTTTTTGAACATTTTCCCAGCCACTGTTTACAAAGTCTGGACACCCTAATATCACACCCAAATCGCTGGCAATCTGAATCAATTTCTGTAGGATTTTACGCCATTCCTTATCTTGGTTCATGTAATAAATCTTTTCAATATCCAATCCTAACTTGAAAAGGTTCTTTACTACCCAATCATTCATATGTAGATTATACGTGTTGTAGCGGTCAATTCCGTGTGATTTAAGTAGCTTCAGAGTTTCTTTGAATTGCTCCACCGTATGATATCCGGGAATGAAAGGTTCGCCGTTGGCTCCCACTCTAAATCCTTTCTTCTTCAACAACCCCAACGTCTTTACACGCTCAATTGGATTCTCAGTTTTCTTGTACTCAAACAACTCCCAATCGGCTTCCAATCCCGGCATAATCTCTGCCATCATTATAAAGTTTTCGCCCAATCCTGTCAACTCGTAAGCACGCTGGGGGAATTTAGTCTGAATAACAGTATCCCAATTCTGTTCTCGGAGGAATTCTACTATCTGCGCGGACACCTTGTATTTCAATTCGCAATCTTGGAACGGGTCAGAGCGATTCCCCAACCGCAGGGTTTTCCGCTGTTGTATTGCTCGATGTAAAGGGCTCGTACCTTTTTTGGACAGGAGTTTTTTCTTAACGTCCTCTACATCCGCAATCCGAAAATCATTCCCCCAAGTTCGATTGAGTCTTCTAGCAAAACACGTGGCACAATTAGGTTCGCACGTCCAATAACTGTCGATATAAAGGCACAAGGGACAATATAACATATCGCCCCTTATACCCGGGGACGCCTTATAGGTTTTCATGTTACTTCACCCTTACAACGCCATCCTTTTCTTCAACCACGCCGAAAGCAATTAACGCCTGGAGGGCTTTGGTAACGTTTGAACGGCTTTCGTTGAGGTTAGATTTCCCGCCTTCCTTTACATACAGCTCGTCTGCGGCTTTGACCAGTTCCTCGATTGTTAAAGGTTTCTTTGAATTCTTGATTGCTAAAGCGGCGGCAGTAACTCTGGTCAAGGTTGTCTGAACAGGCGGGATTTTCTTCGCTTTCGGCTTTTGTTCCTTCTGTTCTTTTTTCTCCTTCTTTGTCGCTTTCTTTGGAGCGGGTTTCGGTTCCTCTTCCTCTTCCTCTTCCTCTTCTTCCTCTTCTTCAAGCTCATCTTCGTCCTCAACATCTACATCTTCTGCGTCATCCTCTTCCATTTCTTCTTCCTCTTCGTCTTCTTCGTCAACCTCGTCCTCTTCCTCTTCTTCCAGTTCTTCCTCATCTATTTCCTCATCTTCTTCAAGTTCCTCGTCAGTGTCTACTTCCTCCTCTTCTTCAGCGGATTCGCCCTTTAAGAGTTTAATGACTCTCATGGTCTCCTCGGAAATATCATCCTCGGGTAAAATAAGTTCAGCCGCTTCAAGTATTTGCTCTGATAACTCCTTTTCCGTTACTTTCTTTCCGGTTTTAATTTGAGGATCAAGTCCAAGAACATCATTCAACTCCTTTGCGACTTTAATCAAATCCTCTCTTTTTACTGACATACAAACTCCTCCTTTTTTTGATTTAATTTTGTATTGATTTTAGTATTAGCTTTCCTCTCTTTCCTCTCTGATATTATTATACAATTTACGCAAAAATTATTTGTAAGTTTTTCACAAAATCATGGGAAAAAACTTTCCAAAAATGGTCTACCTGCCGCAAGGTCTTGCAAAACCCAAACCTCTCTGTCATTGGAGAATTCTCCTTCACGCACCACAATTTCATTGATTCGCAATATACCTAATTTCTTTTCCCTACCTTGCGGATCTTGGTTCAATCCATACATCGCGGTAACATGAGACAACTTCCTCTTGTCTTCGCTGAAGTTACTCATCGTCAATCTCTTCCGCTCATAACTTTCTGAATCTGCTTGTGTTGCAGTGACTACCAATACATGCCGCTCTTGAGATAAACCTCGCAAGGATTTCCAAATATAATCCTGCCTGTGGCGAAATTCAGAAACCTTCGCATCATCTGCTGACATCAAGTCAGCATAATCTATAATTATTACATCCGGGACAAAACCATCCTGCCTTTCCCAGATGTCTAATATTCGTCGAATTTCTGTAACGGTGAGAGTTCCGGCGGGATAGGTTATGAGCTTGAATCGGCGTTTATACCGTTCAAAGAAAGCCTTAACGTTTTTCTTGGCTTGAACTACTGTGAGCGGTCTACATTTCTTCACTTTCTTCAACCAAACCGTTCCTTTCCTGTCGGTGCAACCATAACTATCGCAAGGTTCATAGTCCGGGTATTCTTCATACTTCTGTTGAAGCACTTCCAAGTTTACGAATTGATGAGGCGTTTGCATAAATGTACCTAATGATACACCATCGAAAATTCCGTGGTCACAATTTCTGTCCTCTCTGTCACACAAGTCCAACTGGTTCAACACGCAATCTCCGACAGGGCGGAAACGTTCTTCGCAATACCTTTCCTTGTCGGAGCGTTGGGAAATATATATACAAATCCTTCTCAACACTTGTTCCTCGGTCATATCGCCGGCTTCAAAGAATGCAACGTTCGCTTTCTGCCGAATTGCTCTCAATCCGATTTCTAACAACATAAAAGTTTTCCCTCGTTTCTCTGGAGCAAGTAATGCAACAAATCCTCCTCTGACCAGTTGGTCATTCCAAAGCTCTCCCAACGCTCCCGGGTAGGTCACAACCGGAGTGTAGGCATTGGAGAAAGCTCGTTCAATTGCTTCCATTGTTTCCTTTTTCTTCGACAAGTCCAAGCCTAACTTTTCATCTTCAAATATGGACGGTTGGAATGATGCCGCCAGTTGCTCGGCTTTCTCGATTTCTCCTGCCTGGATAAGTGCTTGGACCTGTTCATTGTGCTTCTCGATTTCCCGGGCTTTGAAGTATTCGATGGTCTTGTCGTATAGATACGCTGAATTGAACTGAGTTCCCCTGCCATATTCATCACTCAAGTCTTGTAACAATTCCTCTACGTATCTTGCATCTGCTTTGGACAAGCCTTTCTTCAATGCATCCATGTATAAATCCTGTATATCGGAATCGGGAGCTTTTCCATACTTTTTGAAATATTCCATACACCATCCCGCAACGATTTTCAATTCAGGCGATTCTAACAAAGCGGGATTCCAAAATTTCTGAATCCGCTGTAAGTAATCCGTACTAACAATCATTCCGGTAACAATCCTGCGTTCGATAAACTCTTGGTCATCTCTTATCAAAATAAATCCCTCTCCCTAAACTTTCTGTCCTTATTATACAAACTCCCGTCGAATTATTTGTAATTCAAATCCTTCCAATTCTCCTTCTCTAATTCGCAAAGAAAGGCTATGTTACAAGCTAAATGCCAAAGGTGAGGTAATCCGCTTCCCGAGTCTACTCCTGAAGAGTTTTCTAGGTATCTGAGCCAATGACGATATGCGGCATCCCGGTATCTTTCCTTTTCAACATCCTTCCAACGCAACATACCTTGCTCCCCGTATTTTCGACAGCCATATTCCCTTATGGCAGCAATAGCCCAGATGATTTCAGACGGGACCAACGACAATCGAGGTTTTCCGGCATCAGCCTTGATTTCTTGATTGTAATATTGCATGGTTCTTCCTCCTACCCTCTCAAATAGGATTTCCCAGTTATCGCATCACGTTCAAAATTATCGGTCTTGGCTTCGTCCCGGCGGAATCTGCTGAACAATGAATGGTTCAGGTCAAACATATCCAACCTAATATCTGTAATCCAAGTATTATCCCGAATCCAATCAATGTATCGAGCTATCAACTCCATCGGACCGGGAAGAAGCCTGACCAAATCTCCTTTCAGGTGTTGTTCTTGTTTCTCTTTGATTTGAGAGTATAGATGTAGGAGCGTTTCCGCAAGAGTTCCTCCGTCAACTGTTCCTTCAAACAACGCCTCTGCTGGTTCGTAGCAATCCCGGTAGAATACATGAGCAAGGTCTTTGCTACGGAAGAATTGCCGCAACACTTTCTTGGAGTCTTTGGGGGTATCGGCAGGACTGGTTTTGGGTTGACCGGGAGTGACTCCAGCCCGACGCATAGCGTCCTCAAGCTTAATAAATTTGCTACGCAGGCTGGAGCCACTTTCAATGACCGGAATGTACTGACCGCCTATATTGTCCTCGTACCAATCCAAGGCAGTCTCTACCCGTTGAATGGAGACACCATCAGTTTCTACTAGCTTTCTAATTTCATTAGCCCAAGAAGAAATCCTTTGGGGTGTCACGTTAATTCTTTTATTTTTTCTAATGATGAA